TTTATGTATAACATATCCATACCACTTTCATATATTTCAGTAACGGTTTTTTTATTTAAAAAATCACCATTAGTGTTACACTCAAATACATTATTAGGTAATTCGTTTCTCATAGCTTGTACAATTTCATTGAATTGTTTATTTAAAAAGTTCTCTCCAAATCCACTGAAAGATATTCTTCCAACATAGCCAAAATCTGCTAATCGTTTTGCTATTGTACTCGCATCTTCTATAGTTGTGTTTAAATTTCTGTTTGGATATACTTTAGGGTCGTGACGTGGACAGAAAACACACTTTCTATTACATAATTCTGTAAGATTCATCTCAACCGTTAGGATACTATGTAACGGATTAGTCGTATTTTCTATTAAACTTAAATGTTTTATTTCTTGATTACGGCGATATTCAAGAAAACTATGTTTATCATCAATTTTTTTCATCTGTAAAACTATCGAATACACTTCCGGATATCCATTGTTTATCGTACTTTATAGTTTCTTCTTTCAAATCAGAAAGAACATTCCATTTTATTTTATTTTGTTTTTCTAATTTAGAAACATAGTCGTGTTCTAATTTAGCATTATGTGGATGACCGCCTCCTACTTCTCTGATAGGCAAATACCAACTAAATGGAAGTGCAGACGTAGGCTTTCTTTTTGTTTCAGTTATTTTTCTAAAAAAATCAAAACCTATAATGTCTAAACTTTTATAAGTTGTTACTTTTTTAGTAAAATATAACAAAGTCATAAATCCACCTGAAGGTCTCATACCATTTCTTGGTCCGTAATAACCATCACCAAATCCTTTCATATACTTTAACTCGTGTAACATCTGTGCTATCTCAATATCATTAAACATATCTATTCTTGGAAGAGGCGGTAATTGATTTTCCCACTTTACTATGTCTTCTACATTTAATAATTTAGTCCGTACTCTATTAAAAAGAATCATAGTATCTTTATATCTACCATTTAGAAATTCTTCTTCTACGTTGTAATACGTATTTAATCTAAAAGAACCTGTAACCCATATATGAGTTTTACTTCCAAGACTTTTAAATTGATGTTCTGTTCTTGCAATACTCGCACCGTGATGTATAACTATATCAAAAGAATCAATAAAATCTCCATATTCGTAATTCATTATTTCTACTGAATTACCAACAAGAATTACTCTTTTGTCTTTTACAAGTTCAGCAATGGTTGTGGTTAACACTACATACCACCTACAGATTCTCTTTCAATATCATCGTGATTCAACTCAGCCCAATAAAATTCATAACAAATTGTTTTTGCATTTGCTTTGAAACTATGATATTCACCTGGTTTTGCAATAGTCATATCACCTGCTTTAAGAACCGTAGTGTCTACTAAATCGTAATCATTTTTATAAATTATAATTTCTAATTCACCACTCTCTACATAGAAAGCATTGAATTTATACTTGTGTTTGTGTTTTGAACAATAACCGCCTTTATTCACTTCTATCCTATGTACTTCAAAGTTAGGATTAGAAAATATATTAGCTGTCTTGCCCCATACTTTTCCTGCTGTGTGCATATATTATATCCTTGGTTTAGGTTTTTTGCTAGGGTCGTTCCATCTTACGAGTGGAACTTGTTTTCTTCTTTGTTTTAATTTTTCTTCTTGTTCTTCTTTTTTCTTATGATAGTCTTTCGGCAAAGTCATCATTCTAAGTCTTTGAGGTTCTGCTTTAAAAACTACAAAAATATCTAATTCTTTTTGGTCGTGTCTTTCTCTCAAAAATTGTAGTTTTTGTACCCACCAATCCATAGGTCTTCTTTTAGGTTCAAGTTGTATAAATATTAAACGTTTAGCCGAATTGAATATAGTAACTAAATTTGAATCTACTTCTACAGGATTTAAAGTATCAAGAAATCCATTACATAATATTGTTTCTATTTTTTTATCTTCTATTATTTCTATATCTTTTTCAGATAAAACTTCAACTGATTCTGTCAAGTCTCTTTCTTTCATCAATTTTTCTGCAGTTGCTTTAAATCCATTATCATCTTTTTTTCGTACAGGACCTGGATTATCAAGGTCTACCATATCATCCATATCTTTAAAATCTATTTCTTTATATTTATCTAAAGTTTCTTTCAATCTTTCTTTGTAAACTTTTTCACCACTTTTTTCTTGACTTTTTCCTAAATCTTTACTAGGACGAACCTCAACAACCTTAGCTGGTTTCATCTTTAGATTTGAAATAACTTCTTCTAACTCATCAAGAGGCCATTGAGTAGAGGCATCTGATTTTGCTTTTTCAGGATTAGGATGTGTTTCAAAAAATAAACCATCACACCCAACTGCCACTGCGGCTTTTGCGAGATAAGGTACCATATCTCTCATACCTGCAGTTGATGTTCCATTACCACCAGGAAGTTGATTACTATGTGTTGCATCAAAGATAACAGGAAATCCAAATTGTTGCATAATAGGAATTGACCTCATATCAACAACAAGATTATTGTAACCAAATTGTGTTCCACGTTCTGTAATCAGAATATTTTCATTTCCTTCTTCTGTAATTTTTACAATAACATTTTCTATTTCCCAAGGTGATAAAAACTGACCTTTTTTGACATTTACTACTTTACCTGTTTGTGCTGCAGCTTTTATTAAGTCTGTCTGTCTACACAAAAATGCAGGTATTTGTAATATATCAGCAACTTCTGCTACTTGATTTACGTGATGAACTTCGTGTATGTCAGTAAGTATAGGTAAATTAGTTTCTTCTTTTACTCTACTAAGTGCTTCTAATCCTTTTTCTATACCAGGACCTCTATAAGACGAGTTAGAAGAACGATTTGCTTTATCAAAAGAACTTTTGTAAATTATAGGAGTGTTTGTTTTCTCTCCTATCTTTACAAGTTGTTTTGCTACATCTACAGCAAGTTTGTATGTCTCAACAACACAAGGACCTGCTATTAAAGGTGTATCATCACCTCCAAATGTTATGTTTGAAACTGAAACTTTTTTCATTTAAAAACTCCTAGGATTTTTTCTTTTTAAATTCTTCAGGCTTTTGGATAGGGTCATCACGAACAAAAACTTCATACCACAATTCTCTTTCTTTATGTATGTAAGTTAGATAATCATCAAGCTTCTTTTTCCAATTTACATCTACTCTCGGATTTATAATTCCACTTTTTGGACTTGAAAGAACTTTATTGATAAAGTAAAGAGTATCTTGACCACGAACTTCACATTGAAAAATTGGCCAATTAATGTGATAAAAAGAACCCCAAGCCATATCTTGATGAACTTCCATATGGTCTATTTGTTTTCCTAAACAAACTGAATACAAACAAGATTCACTAATATTTGTTGTGTAGATTTTAGGAACTTTTAACATAAAAGCATATAAGTCTGCTTCACGTGGAAGTATACAAGATTCTCCAAATAAATCTTTTAACTCACCTATAATTTGATGTTGAGTTATAGGATGTGGTTTGAATAAAACTTTATCTCCGTGTCTATCTTTTATAGTCTTTAGTTTATTTAAACAAATTCTACTTTTAATTTTATTAGAACCAGGTAATATTACCAATGCCTCAAGTTCTCTATCGTATTTAGGGTCTTTAGTATAATCTACCCTATCTTCATATTTGTTAGATACTTTGTTTTCTACATTATTTTTAAAATACGATACCCAATCTAATATTGGATAATCTTCACTTTCTTCATCATAATAAGCATCCTTAACTTGTTGCTCTCTCATTATTTGACTAAGAGGAACCATCATAAAAGATGTGGCATATTCAGTATAATTTATAGTTTTAAAGTATGGTATTTCGTTTGCCATAACATCGTATGAAAACTCTGTAGTATATCTTCTCATACGTTTTCTAAAATATTTATCTACAGGTTCAAGATTATCAACCAAATATTTATTTTTTTCATATTCGCCAATGCGTTCGTTCATCTCATCGTGATTGAACATTTCGTTCTGCATTTTAGCCATTAAATAACTCCTTAAGATATATAACCATTATATATATAAATATAAAGATTTTATCGTAAACTTAATTTTTTTTAGAAGTAATAGCTTGTCTCTTTACTTGTATTGTAAGTTGTAATCGTATCGAAAGTTGTAGTATATTGCGTTATAGTATCAAAAGTTGTAATTGTATTATAAGCAGTTATAGTAGACTTCGTAGTTTCAAAAGTAGTAGTCGTAGTTGTTGATGTTTCAAAAGTAGTAGTCGTAGTTGTTGATGTCTCATACGTAGTAGTAGTTGTAGTTGTAGTATTGTACGTAGTTGTAGTGTCTTTTGAAGTTTCAAAAGTTGTAGTCGTAGACTTAGTTGTAGCAGTTGCACGTGTAGTTGACGTTGTAGTCGAAGTATCAAACTTAGTTGTTGTTAATACCGATGTATTAAAAGTTGTAGTGGTTGTAGTGTTAGTTTCAAAAGTTGTAATCGTATTAAACGTAGTTGTAGTGGTGTACTCTGTAGTTGTATCTCTTGAAGTTTCAAAAGTTGTAGTCGTAGACTTAGTTGTAGCAGTTGCCAATGTAGTTGCTGTTGACGTTGTAGTATTAAAAGTCGTAGTAATAGTTGTATTTGTTTCAAACGTAGTAGTCGTTGTAGTATTAGTTTCAAACGTAGTTGTGGTATCTTTTGAAGTTTCAAAAGTCGTAGTAGTTGACTTTGTTGTAGCAGTTGCTAATGTAGTAGCGGTTGAAGTTGTAGTATTAAACGTTGTAGTAGTAGTCGTATTTGTTTCAAACGTAGTGGTTGTTGTAGTTGTTGTATTAAACGTTGTTATAGTGCTATAAGCTGTAACGGTATTGTACGTAGTTGTAGTGTCTTTTGAAGTTTCAAAAGTTGTAGTAGTCGATTTTGATGTAGACGTTGCGCGTGACTCAATAGTTGTAGTCGAAGTATTAAATTTAGTTATTGTCAATACTGATGTATTGTAAGTTGTAGTAGTTGACTTTGTGGTATTGTAAGTAGTCGTAGTATCTTTTGTAGTATTAAAAGTAGTAGTCGTAGAATTTGAAGTAGATGTAGCTCTTGTTGTAGCAGTTGAAGTCGTAGTGTTAAATGTAGTGGTTGTATCTTTTGAAGTTTCAAAAGTTGTGGTAGTTGTTGTATTTGTATTAAACGTTGTAATCGTATTATATACGGTTATGGTACTATATTCTGTAGTAGTATCTCTCGTAGTATCAAACGTAGTAGTTGTAGACTTCGTAGTTGCAGTTGCTAATGTAGTAGCGGTTGAAGTTGTAGTATTAAACTTAGTTGTTGTTAATACCGATGTATTAAAAGTTGTGGTAGTAGTTGTGTTTGTATTAAACGTTGTAATAGTAGAGTAAACCGTTAAAGTACTATATTCTGTAGTAGTATCTTTTGAAGTTTCAAAAGTCGTAGTAGTTGACTTTGTTGTAGCAGTTGCTAAAGTTGTAGCAGTCGAAGTCGTAGTATTAAAAGTCGTAGTAGTGGTTGTATTAGTTTCAAAGGTCGTAGTGGTTGTCGTTGTAGTATTAAATGTAGTGGTCGTATCTTTTGAAGTTTCAAAAGTTGTAGTGGTTGACTTCGTAGTTGCAGTAGCTAATGTAGTAGCAGTTGAAGTCGTAGTGTTAAACGTTGTAGTCGTTGTTGTATTTGTATTAAATGTAGTACTTGTAGTTGTACTTGTTTCAAAAGTTGTGATAGTAGAGTAAACCGTTATAGTACTATATTCTGTGGTAGTATCTTTTGTAGTATTAAACGTAGTGGTTGTAGACTTCGAAGTTCCTGTAGCTCTTGTTTCTATAGTATTCTTAGTAGTGTTAAACGTTGTAGTCGTTGTAGTATTAGTTTCAAACGTAGTTGTAGTCGTAGTTGTAGTATTAAACGTAGTGGTTGTATCTTTCGAAGTTTCGAAAGTTGTAGTTGTAGACTTAGTAGTTGCAGTTGCTAATGTTGTAGCAGTTGAAGTCGTAGTGTTAAATTTAGTTGTTGTCAATGCTGATGTATTGTAGGTTGTAATCGTATTGAACGTAGTAATCGTATCATAAGTAGTAGTCGTAGTTGTAGTTGTATTAAATGTTGTAATAGTAATATATGCAGTAATCGTATTATATGCAGTTGTTGTATCTCTTGAAGTTTCAAAAGTTGTAGTGGTTGACTTTGTAGTTGCAGTTGCTAAAGTTGTTGCAGTCGAAGTCGTAGTATTAAATGTAGTGGTTGTAGTCGTATTCGTATTAAAAGTTGTGATAGTATTAAAAGTGGTAATTGTATTAAAAGTAGTAGTCGTACCTGCAATTGTATTAAAAGTTGTAATGGTATTAAACTTAGTAATTGTATTATAAACGGTAGTAGTAGTTCTGTCAGTTTCAAAGGTTGTAGTCGTAGACTTAGAAGTACCCGTTGCTCTCGTTTCTATAGTATTTTTAGTAGTATTGAAAGTTGTAGTAGTAGTTGTGGTCGTGTTAAAAGTCGTAATTGTACTATAAGTTGTAATCGTATTAAATGTAGTCGTAGTGTCTTTTGAAGTTTCAAAAGTTGTAGTAGTCGATTTAGACGTTCCTGTAGCTCTTGTCTCAATAGTGTTTTTAGTAGTATTGAAAGTTGTAGTTGTGGTTGTATTTGTATTAAATGTTGTAATAGTATTAAAGGTAGTTATGGTATTGTAAGTAGTAGTTGTTGTAGTATTTGTGTTAAAAGTCGTAATTGTACTATAAGTAGTTATAGTATTATATGCAGTTGTTGTATCTCTTGAAGTTTCAAAGGTTGTGGTAGTGGATTTAGAAGTACCCGTTGCTCTTGTCTCAATAGTATTTTTAGTAGTATTAAAAGTCGTAGTGGTTGTAGTATTAGTTTCAAAAGTTGTAATAGTTGCATATGCAGTAATCGTGTTGTACGTAGTTGTAGTACTCGTGTTTGTTTCAAAAGTAGTTATAGTACTATAAGTAGTTATAGTATTATATGCAGTTGTTGTATCTCTTGAAGTTTCAAAGGTTGTGGTAGTTGACTTTGAAGTTCCTGTTGCCCTTGTTTCAATAGTGTTTTTAGTAGTATTGAAAGTTGTGGTCGTTGTAGTATTAGTTTCAAAAGTTGTAGTCGTAGACTTTGAAGTACTTGTAGCTCTTATTTCTAAAGTAATTCTTGTTGTTTCAAAAGTCGTGGTCGTAGACTTAGTTGTAGCAGTATTATAAGAAGTTATAGTACTCTTAGTAGTTATTGTATTTTTTGACGTTATAGTTGCCAATGTAGTATTGTAAGTTGTAGTGGTCGTAGTACTTGTATTAAAAGTTGTTGTAGTGCTATAAGTAGTTATTGTACTATAAGTTGTAGTAGTCGTAGTGCTTGTTTCAAAGGTTGTACTTGTTATATAAGAAGTAATCGTATTGTAAGCCGTAGTTGTAGACTTCGAAGTATTAAAAGTTGTGGTAGTCGATTTAGACGTTCCTGTTGCTCTTGTTTCAATAGTGTTTTTAGTAGTATTGAAAGTAGTAGTCGTAGTTGTAGTCGTATTAAAAGTTGTAATAGTTGCATACGCAGTAATCGTGTTGTAAGCTGTAGTCGTAGACTTCGAAGTATTAAAAGTTGTAGTTGTGGTTTTTGATGTACCTGTTGCTCTTGTTTCTATAGTACTTAATGTAGTATTAAACTTTGTAGTAGTTAACTTAGAAGTACCTGTTGCTCTTGTTTCTATAGTAGACAAGGTAGTATTAAAAGTTGTACTTGTTATGTAAGCAGTAATAGTATTAAAAGTTGTAGTGGTTGACTTTGAAGTAGAAGTATTTCTTGTTTCAATAGTTGACCTGGTAGTTTCAAAAGTTGTAGTTGTAGACTTAGAAGTACCCGTTGCTCTTGTTTCGATAGTATTTCTCGAAGTATTAAAAGTTGTACTTGTTATGTAAGCAGTAATCGTATTGAAAGTAGTAGTCGTAGACTTCGAAGTTCCTGTAGCTCTCGTTTCTATAGTACTTAATGTAGTATTATAAGTTGTAATAGTTGCTAACGTAGTATTATAAGTTGTAATTGTATTTCTTGAAGTTGCAGTTGCCTTAGTAGTTGCAGTGCTTCTTGTAGTATTAAACGTTGTAGTAGTTGACTTTGAGGTTCCCGTTGCTCTTGTCTCAATAGTATTCTTTGAAGTATTATAGGTTGTAGTGGTTGTAGTACTCGTATTAAAAGTTGTTGTGGTACCATAAGCTGTAATTGTATTAAACGTAGTGGTTGTAGATTTTGTAGTATTATAAGTTGTAATTGTACTATAAGTAGTAATTGTTGCAAATGTGGTAATCGTACTATAAGTGGTTATCGTATTGTAAGAAGTTATAGTATTCTTAGTAGTGTTAAACGTTGTAGACGTAACATAAGCAGTAATCGTATTAAATGTTGTAGTAGTTGACTTTGAGGTTCCCGTTGCTCTTGTTTCAATAGTACTTAATGTAGTATTATAACTTGTAATTGTAGCTTTAGAAGTAATGGTAGCTCTTGTTTCAAGTGTATTCTTTGCAGTATTAAAAGTTGTAATTGTACTATAAGTTGTAATCGTGTTAAACGTTGTAGTAGTTGTCCTCGAGGTAGCAGTAGTTCTCGTTTCAATAGTGCTTCTTGCTGTATTATAACTTGTTATAGTTGACTTCGAAGTACCTGTAGCTCTCGTTTCAATGGTTGACTTTGAAGTATTAAATGTTGTAATAGTTGAATACGTGGTAATCGTATTGTAACTTGTAATAGTTGACTTTGAAGTTCCTGTTGACCTCGTTTCAATAGTTGACCTTGTGGTATTATAAGTTGTGAGTGTAGACTTCGAAGTACCTGTCGCTCTTGTTTCTATAGTTGACTTTGAAGTAGCAGTAGACCTCGATTCAGCCGTACTTCTTGCTGTATTATA